TCTCTCCGACAACAAAATGGTTATCAGAGTCTGAAGTCTTGGCAAGCAAAGTACGAGTGAACGGACGCAATTGACACTGCTTCCACATAGACGGATCGAGCAAGTACGCCAACGTGCCGAGTTGGTTTCTGTTTATAAGTACCCTTAGAGTACCAAAACTTGTAACCAAAACTTCCACGGCTGCGGTCAGAGTTTTGCTCTGGCCAAAGTCACGAGTACGAGAAGAAGCAGTTGTGAAACCAGAGATAATTCCTGCATCAGCTGGTTTGACCATCAGGATTGATGGGTCGGAACCGGCTTCGTAGCAAGTCTGGTGTAATTGCAGCAGCTTGCTTTCTGTAAGCGCATCGGTACTGTTGGATCCTGCATCTAAAGTTGTAGTGATCATCTGATCTGCTGACGCCATTTTACGAGCAGCTGAAGCAGAACCCACGACCGCTGCCTGGCTTACGCCGACCATTGCTCGTTCTACATCGAGCTTGATGGCCTTAAGGGTTTTTGCAAGTGCGTAGGCTGTTTCCTTGCCTCGACCATGGTTCTTAACCGCATCCACAGTACCAGCGATCTTGAACGACTCACCAATGATCTGCGTGGTGTTAGAACGCATGGTAGGCTGCCCAACAGTTATGTCGGTCGGACTACCTCCCTCGACTAATGCATTTACGCCAGCAGCCCTAATTGAGTCTTCCATCCACTCGAATGTACGAGCGTGGACTTTCTCAGTTTTGATTGCAGCCTGGAATGGTGTTGAAGTCATTTATGTTCAAGTAGGCTCGTTATTTCCTACTCCGTCCCCTGGGGACTGCTACATGTTTCCATGCAGATCAGACTATATCTTCACCCTCTATATAAAGAGGGGCTAGGTGCTTCCACCCACTTGGGTGTACTCCCTTTCGGGATAGTCGTTGAACCTTCCTCATCTTGTGAGGCTCGGCTGCTGATTGTCGGCAGCTACCACGCTACTACGAGTTTCCAGCAATTCTCCTAGTTACAACTACAGATTACTCTATAGCGGCCCATTTAGTTTAGGCGAGATGTTAGCAATGGTGGAAGAAACGTCTTCAGCCATGCCGATGACCTGATAGGTCTGTAATGTAGCCATGTTAATTTACCTTTTTAAAAAATTGAAATGATTAATCCCAGCCAGACATAATTGCCTCTGCTATATCATCAAGATCATTACCCCCGGACGCACTGTTAGCCAGTCTGTCCTGAGCCGCCTTAGCCTTTTGTTGTCTAACATCAGACTTAGTCGGGGCTGCTTTCTTTGATCTTAGAATTTTCTTAGCTGCGGTAGACTTCTTGACCGTGGCAACCTTTTTACTTTGATCATACAGTCGTGCTTTATTTATAAGCATGATGACATTTGGATCCGTAAATTGGTTAACCGCGCTTTCTTCAAGTCCTCTCGATATCGCGTACTGGCGAATGTCGTTGTACATAGAGTTGGACCAGTCCGGGAGTTCGGCTTGGAGAACCTTCACACATTCTTTTGCAGATTCCTGCTGTTGCTGTGCTTGTTGTTCTCTAGCGTGACCCATGAATTGATCTGACTCTTCAGTTAGAAACTTAAGATCATCGTAAGCTGTTTTACTCTCAGCTCGAAGGGCGGCAAAATCGTCAGAAGACATCTGTTTTGATGCTAAAAGCATATCGACTTCTTCGTAGGGCTTGTACCGTTCTTGAGCGCGAGAGATCATCGCCTGTAATGTCGCATGTGACTTTTGCAGAGACTCTTCGGCCTGTTTTTTCTGGGCAGATGTCTCTTGAGACTTTCTTGTTAAAGACTGCTCTTGACCGTAGAGTCGTTTCAAGTCTTTGATGGATGCCTGCTTGGTCTCGCCGTCCACTACGATTTCTACCAGGGTATCTTCGTCCAGGTTAATTTCTTCTACCTGGTCTTCCTGGTCCTCATCGCTGTCTTCGGCGTCTTCATCAGGGTCCTCACTTTCTTGATCTTGGTCTTGGTCTTCGCTTTCTTCATTTTCAGATTCGTCACCAGTCTCATCATCGGTGTCTTCACCTGTTGCCTCTTGAGTATCTTCAGATACCTGATCTTCATCAGGGTCATTCCAATTACCAAGAATTGCTTCCGCAGCATCGTCGACTGAGTCGAGACCTGGGTATTCCGAAGTGGTGTCGCTTTGGACGTTGTCGTTCATGGTCCTATTCCTCTTCTGAGCGGCTTTCGCTTGCTCTCTCATTGATTTGATCGCGTACTGCGACCTTGCCTTTTAATGTATCTACCAGGGACACCAAAGCTCGATAGCCTTGGTAGGTATCTTCCCGCAGACTCTCTTCGCCATTCTCTGACATACAGAATTTCTCGAATGTACTTTCGAGTAGGCCATTTACTACTCCACTGAACGCGGTGCTATTCAAAAGCGTTTCAGCGTCATTTCCTTCTTGTGCTAATTGCTCATCAGTTTTCATTTTGCGTCTCCTTAGGACATAAAAAAGCCCACCGAAGTGGGCCTGGTGTTCCCGGCTATCTCTAGTTCGGGCTTGCTATTGCAGTTATCTCATCGGCCTGTCTTGCTAGTACTAGCTCGGCATTCGCAATGACTTTCTTATGATCTAACTGGTCTTCTTTGTGGTCCAGGTTATCGCTGGCTATTGCTAACTGATTTTCCAATTTGCTCATTTCTAAATCGTGCTTCATCTGAGCTATCTGTTGGTCTATCTGTAGCTTCATTTCGCCAACCGCTGTCTGGCGCTCGGACAGTTCCATCTGCTGCTGTAGCATTTGCTTCTGCATTTCTTCGGCTGGATCTGGTTGAGGCTCTGGTAGGTCAGCTGGATTAGTGAGGTAAGAATCGACGTCCTTGATGCCAGACATCACCATTATTTTCTTAGCCAGCTCGTACTGATTCGGCTGCTGGTACATCACTGCGAGGTTCGGATCGGTAGAAAGCATCCCATGTAGCTGGAGGTACTTCTCAGCTTCTTTCTGCTGTTCGCCATAGCCCAGGTGCATCTCAATAGTAACGTCACGCTTTTCCTTCCAGGCACGAGGGTTTACCTCTACATACTTGCCTGACAGCTCGACGATCTTCTCCTGTGTCTCATTCTCAACACACAGTAGATAGACTTCCTGAAACAAGGGTTTAACGAACTGTGACGCAAAGTTCCTGGCTATTATCTTCTGGCGCTGCTGGGACATGGTGGCCAGCTGCTCAACCATGGCGGCTGAGTTCTGGTGACTTAGAGCATCCTTATTAATGCCCTGACTCATTCGAGAGACGCCAGTGGTGTCTTCTTTATCCTCATCGAGCATCTGGATAGTCTGGAAGACAAACGGATTCAATGGTGCCTGCAACATCGGAGTGACAGCATCCGGGCGAGTCGTATTGACGATACCGCCTACTCGAGACTCTATCAGCTCCTTTGGATTTGTTAGTGAGCCTTTCAGGACCATGTACCGAGGATTGTTTGCAATCATTGCGTGGTCCAGGATAGACCTGGTTAACACGGTACGAGCATTTTGAGTCGCGATAACTTTGGCGCCGTAGTTGGTGCCGAAGAATGCGTGGGGTATGGGTAACGGACAGAAAGCTACGAATGGACGTCGAGAGGCTTTTGACTTCTCGAGCATCTGGTTCCCTGCTTTCACAACTCGCCACAGTTCAGCTTCGCCAGTGCCATCAACGTCTAGCATTATGTATGCTTCGTAGACCATGACTGTGCGGACCTGGTCCTGGTAACCTTCGTTACTGAAGCCTCGACCGTTACCAGTATTCTCGAAGCGACTTAGAACCTCTGGATCTGTCTCCAGGTCAACATCGTTGTGTTCACCAATTTTCTCTATCTTGTCTTCGTCGTAGCCTAACTGGCGTAACTCGCTTAAAGTTTTCTTGGTGCGGTGAGCGCAAAAGCCAACGTCTTCGAGACTCTTGGCTTGGGATTCTATGAGAAACTCTTCTGGGGCAATGTTCTCAATAATGACCTGGCTAGTATCCACTTCTATACTGATGGTGCCTGTGTGCAGTCCCAGGTCATCTTCGTCATCATCGACCAGGTCTACGCCGTCTTGTGCCAGGAGGAAATCGAGCTCATCTTCTGTTAGTCCCTCGAACTCTTCGTAGTCGAAATCCATGGACTCAGCCCAGAAGACTTTCACTACGCCTACCCGGGCCACAAGGCCATCAAATATGGCACCTGACATTATCTTGTAGAGGTCATTCTGACGATGCATGACGTAGTCTGTGTATTCTGTACAGACCTGGGCCATCTCGACGTCTTCGCCATTCTGAGCTGCGAACTTGACGTTCTGATTGCCGCTACTAAAAGTTTCTAGGAGTGCAGCCCGGAGAGACTCAACTGCATCGTAAACATCGAGCGAAACGTACTTAGAATTACCGTCATGCTGAGGACGCGGCAGAGTGCCATTATAGTAGTCGATGACTTTACTACGCTCGGAACTTAACTCGGAATCTGAATAGCCGACACTGCGACCAATGCAATCGTCAAGCAGCGTTACGATATTCTCGTCCGCAAGTTTCTTGTAGTCTTTTTTAGCCATTTTTATACCATCTCAATATAATAATTGTCAGTGGATTCGATTGGTTCCCAGGCTCCCTGGTGAACATGGTTTGCCAGCGCCAGAGACATTACGCAGTCATCGAAGCAGCCCGACTCAGCTTGCATGGCGCCCGACTCAGTGACGATATAACTCATCATCTCTCGGACTGTGACCTTGTCGTTTAGCTCAAGATTCCCATCTCTCATTTCCGCTCTCAGTTGATCTATGATTAGCGGTTTTGTTTTCGAGGTGGTGGTAAAGCCTAGCTTGATCGTTTCGCGGTCAGTCAGCTTGTCGACTTGAACTTCGGTGTAGAAGTTGGGGTAGGCCATATCTTTTCCTAGGCGGGTACACGTTAGAATTCCGTGGCTGTTATTCTCGACACAGACCAAAGCATCGTTGTAGTAAGTGCCTAGCGCAAAAAGTATCTCAGCGAAATAGTCGGGATGAACGTGAGCCCGAAAAGTAGCTACCTGACGTTTCTTAGAGTCGAGTACCTGGGCAACGCTGTAGTCACCACCATTGACTAGGCCCATGGCAGGGTCGGCGCCAATACAGTAACTTTCGCCAGGCACATGCTTGCGCCAGGTGAATAGTTCACCCCGGGCGTTGTCTCGCCATTCGCCATCTTCCCACGCTAGTCTTTGCTCAAGTTCCCTGGTTGATGCCAGACATGTAACGAGCTGCTCTGGATTGAACACTGGGCGGCCTGTGTTTCTGAAGGCCAGCTCAGGTGACGATGGGTATTCCTGGTTAAATAGGTCGAGACCGTTTTGGGCGATCTTCTTCCTGCGAAACTGAAGCTGCTGTTCGTCCAGGTCGTACTTGGCCGATAGATCAATTTCGTCTGGAGTTTTTACAAAATCCGCAGTTGTAGGTTCGCGATAATCAGGATCCACAAACCATGGGATAAACACAGGAACGTAGCCATTAGTGCCGTCAACAGCTCCTGACCAGAGGTCGTGAAAAATACCCGTGATACCGTTTGCCGTGCTTTCGATAAAAATAGCTGTGCCAGGTGTATTAGGGACTGCCTGGGTAAGTCCATTCCAGTTGTCGAGGGCTGTGCTTTTTTGCCAGAAAGCCAGCTCGGAGGCGTGGACATGCGTAAGTGTTTCGCCGCGACCGATAGATTCTCCACCAGCCGTTGCAACGACAAAACTACTGTCAAGAACATCAAAATTCATTTCCCTTCTGGATGAGTATTTAGTGTGTGGTTTTAAAATGTCAGGGCAATGCTCATGAAATCTTTTAGTCATATCGAATAGAGCGCGAGTCGAGTCAGCGTGGTGCGTTATCACCATTGCCTTGCTTGCGGGTCGTTGACTCACAGAGAAGTATAGATAGCCACCAGTGTAGGTGCTCAATCCCTGCTGCCTCGCTTTTAAGATTATGACCCGGACCTTCCCCTCAGCTGCTATCTGTGCCGACACCGCTCTGTCTAAAATGATTTGGGCGGCGTTTAGCTTAAGGGGCTTGATGTCACCAACCTTGGTGCGGATCTTCAGTGAAGCTTTTGAATAAAAACTAAATTCAGTCAGAAGTCGTTTCCGTACTGCTCTCAATTGCTTGCTCGGATTCATCGGTATCCCCATCCTCGATAAGTAAAGAAGCTAGAAAGTCTTCAGCTTTGTGTATAGAGACATCTGACTTTGCTGCTGGCTTTGACTTGGTGAAGTCCAGGACAAGCCTAGCGGCTGCCAGGCGTTCTCTGGTCTCGCCAACTAGGCGCATAACCGTGACCGCAGTTTCCAAGGCTTCCTTCTGGTATTCGTCTTCGATGTTGTATTTGTCAGACATAATTTGGGTTATCCTTTTTGCATCTATTTTGGCCTGAGCCTGAATAGGCGCGATTGATTCTTTGGTATATCCGTCAGAGACACCAATTGGGCGACCACCGTTTTTCCTGGGTTTATTTGACCACTGCCTTCTTAACTCTCGGCCCTCGGGTGTCTCCATTAGAGTCGAGAAATAATGCCTCTTGGGTGCCCGCTGGGGGCACACTTTTGGCTTTGGTGGTGCTTTTTTTCTTTGCTTGCGTGGGGGCGTTTCCATGGAGTTCTCTCTCAATAATTTCAGAAATAGCGGCACGACTTCCTTTTGATGTGTGGCAGAAGACTTCCAAGGGGATGTCTTGGACTAGCTCAGTAAGCAGAGTTTGCCGCTGATCTGCGTTTAGGAGTTGCGTGGTTTTTATTTTTTCAACTTGAGTGAGGATTTCTAGAATATCTTTTACAGTTGCTTTCATCGAATAACTCTCCTTAATCGACTATGCGGTGAGTGCCCCAGGTTGCGGGGTAAGAGCCCCAGGGTTATTTTTCTCTTCTTCGTCATCTTCCATAGCCGCAACGCCAGCCATGATAATGGCCAGGACAGTGACAATAGGATTCGCGTGAAAAGAGACTGGGATTTTGGAACTGTTGAAATGTTCCCGGATGAACTTTGCAGTCTCCGGGGCTACCTTTTTCATGAGTGTCGGATTCATCACATAGAGGATGACCGGGTCTACAGAAAACTCAGCATTGTTTCGCTTGTACTTTATGTAGTCTGGGGAGGAATTAAAGTGGTCTTGGTAAATCTTACGTTTGATTTTAACCTGCTTTTCAATGCTTTTTCTAAATTCACCTTGACGCTCCATCTTAGCGATCAACTCTTTTTCCCATTTGATGGGCGAGTCTCTCAGAAACGAAGTGCCTAGCTCAGGAGCATTCTCAAAGAAGACTTGAGTTTGATCCTGGATAGCTTCGATTTCAGCACGGATCTTTTGGGCGCTTTCTATTTCTTGTTTACTAGATCCGCCCCTATTAAGTGCGACACCTAACGTCTGAGCAATTAAAGCACGGAGGCTTCCACTATTAGCATGCTGATAACCACTACTTTGTGGATGCATATTAGCCATTGAGTAAGAGGTTGCCTCAGCGTTACGGTAGTCCCTACTCTCAAGAGCATGCCCAATGTTTTCATGGACAAGCGTTATTAAGAAGTCCAGGTTATTAATTGGTTTACCGTCCGCAGGATTTTTAACACCAGCCGCGAGAACGCGGGTCTCACCCAGCGAATCGCCAAAGTCCAAAAAGTTACCAAGGCTTGTATCTGTAGAAGGTTTACCAGAGGCTGCTAGGTAGTCCCCTCGGTTATCAAAAATCTTAGGGATGATATTTAGGATTTCTGCAATCTGGATAATGTCAGCTTCAGTACTAACGCCTTTCTCAAACTTAGAACCAGGCTTACCGATAGCAACCTCAAAAGCCTCTTGGGCTTTGGGCATACTAGATTTTACAGTGGCCGGAGTAGGCTTGGCCATATTGGGGATGACATCGGGCTTCCCGAATGGGAGTTCCAGTTGTAGGCTGTCCGTTTCTAATGCTGGGGCACCTAAAGCGCGTGAGTCAGATAGATTAGCTGAGTCTGTCTTGTTGGGGTCAAACTGTGCGTTTACTGAGCGCATGTTTGAAGGCTTCCAATGGACCTGATTGTAAAGTCCGTCCCCGAACTGCACTTCAAGCCCGTCATACCCAGTCACATCACTCAATGCGGTTAGGTAGCCCTGCATATCCCCATCAAAGAAATCAACAAGCTCATGAGGATCTCTTCCTTCCTGATCTTGAGCTAACTCATCAAACATCCAATCCTGCGGACCCTCACTCCAAAACGATTCGTACCGATCCCCAAACGGGTTCATATCTTCGGCATCTAAGTTTCTCTTTAAAGGCTCTGCTTTTTCTAAAATCTGCCTAATTTGGTCAGCGTCTAGTTCGATAGCCTCCCCAAGGTTGGATACTTTCTTTCCGTCAACCTTCAATAGGTTTGTATTTTTTGTGTAGACGGGGATAACAGTGTTGCTTTCACCCTGTATTCCTGCGCCTGCGTATCCGCTAGCCTGACCGGCAGAGTCTGTCAGGTAAAATCCGGGTCCATACTGGTCGTTCCCTTCGCCCAAATATGTATAGTCAAAAGCGTCAAACTCAGAACCTTGTGGAGTCCCATGGTAATAAACCTTAGTCGTATCGAAACCCTGCTCTTCGGCTCTTTGCTTACGCTGCTCTGTAGTTTCCTCCATAACTGGAGCCGACAAGCCACGCGAATCCATAGGCTCACTCAAGTCCTGGACTTCGTCCTGGGCCGTCAATACTTCCTGCTTGCTCTCCTGCTGCTGCTGCACTCTTTCAAGGTAGGGACCAAGGTACTGATCGATTGCTTCCGGGTCGACTCCTTGTTCTTGAAGTCTGGCATACATAGCCTGGAGAGTTCCCACCGGGTTTAAACCGAGGTCCAGCTGAAGATCCTGGAGAGACTTAAGGAGTAGAGCCTTGTCTGTCTTTTTGATTTTTGTATCTGCGTTCAGCTCGTCAGTAATAGCCTGAGCAGCCTTGCGGTTGTTCTCTATGCCACGCTGGTAGTTTGCTTCCTGGCGGCTGAGTTTTACCTGAGCACCTTGTTGTGCAACACCGCGAGCGCGCTCTATCCAAAACTGTGGATCTGGGTTTACTCTTAGTTTTAGCATTGAGATTAGGTAGTTGAGGTTAGGTACCTGACCACCTCTGACTATTGAATTTTGTGCGGCTATGGCTGCATCAACAATTGTAGTATTCGACTCTGTCTCGATGACCTGGTCTAGTAGCCCCATTAGCTGCTCAGGGTCTAGGCCAAGTACCTGTGACATTGTTCCAGCAGGACTTTGGTCGTTAGGAAGTCCTCCCTGACTGTTAACGTATTCGTTAAGGTCTCCCTGGTCTTGGGCTTCCTGTGCGGCTTGAGCTTCTTGCTGTGCCTGGGCTTCTTGCTGTTGCTGTGCGGCCAGCATTTGCTCTTGTTCTACCTGGGCGGCTTCGCGTTCCCGGTCTTCTACTTCTTGATTTCTCAAAGAAGGACCAGTCGGTGGACGTTGACCGGGGTTACCCTGGTTCTGTGCGACATAACGCGCTACGCGACTGCGGCGGCCTGTTAACTTATCAATGGCTCTACCACCAACAAACCCACTAACTTGTGCTGCTGTCAGAGCAGGGCTGGCCATGAATCCTGCCATTGAGGCGTATGGAGCAATGGCTTTCTGTGCTGCCTGACTTGAATAGTTTGCTGAACCACCGAATGGGTTTAGGTTGTCAGTAAAGCGGCTGATGCCGCCAGTTAGGCCATTAGAATAAACCCTGGTTAGTTCGTTCATCTCATGCATCAAGTTAATTGCTTCTTGACCTTCCGCAGTGTCACCGACCAGGGCTTCAAATGCGGCGAAGTCTTCTGCATCTACCACATTTTTAACTTTGTTCTTGGCCTTTACGGCTGCTAGAGACGCATCAGATTTCTCTATGACAGTATCAAGCCTGTCGGATTTGTCTGGAGCTATTCTTGATTTTAATAGGGTTACAAGTGCTTTTAAGCGGCCAGACATGTCGCTGTGTACGCTGTCAATAACGGCCTTTGCGCCCGTGGTGGAATCTGCGTCTACATCGCTTAAATCGTAGGCGGGGCCGTCTGCATATTTGGATGCTTCGACTTTACTGTTTAGGCGTTGTGAGAATGCGGCACGGGCTTGGCTCTCGCGCTCAGTTGCGGGCTTGCTTTCTCCACCAGAGACTAGGTTTGCGGCTGCGCTGATTGGGGATAGGGCAGTGTCAACAGCTACTGCTGAACCCATGCCTATAAGACCTTCACCTACAGCATCTCTAGGACTTACTTGGAGACCCGCGTCTGTATTTAGGGTTCCACCTGTCTGCTGCACGACACTCTGAGCAGTCTCTGTACCACCCTCGACCACTGCACGTTTAAACATGCCTGACATGCCTGGTGCGATAGAGTTAAGTAGACCAGAGCCTGTGGCAGTGCCTGAAGCCCAGATCCAATCGTCCTGGTTAGGTACTTCACGGCCATTGTTTGATGCACGTTCCAGGGCAATAGGCCCGAGCTGCTGTAAACCTTCAAAAAGTGCTGGTCCTGCGATTCCACCAACTGCTGCGCCACCGGCAGTACCGGCGCCGGGTATTACTGATCCCACTGCTGCGCCTATGCCCATTCCCGCTATGCGAGTGGCAATCGATCCTAAAAACTGACCCACCTGACCTACTGCGGCTTTGGGGAGGTACTCAAAGTTGTAGTTCCCATCGCCTTCCATGAACTTAGACGCTGCACTTTCACCAGGGACCGCATCAACAGCATCCTTGAACGCCTGACCAACGCCACCATAGCCCAGAGTTTCGGCTGTTACACCAATCTGCTCTAGAGGCTGGTCGATACCACGTTTAAATTCTGCGCCGTATCCTTCCCAAGGACCGTCCTGCGGTGCGGCAGTTTGGGCCTTGTCCTGGGCAACTTTTGCCTGGTAGGCAGCCATTGGGTCGATTGGTTGCTGTGCCTGGGGAGCTGGCTGCTGCGCTGAATACTGGCTCTTGTAAAGGTCATCCAGAGTCCGGGCGTCATCATAATTACCCTGAGTGAAGGCATACTGTGCGGCAGTTTTAATTTCGTCTAAGGTAGGTGCAGCAGCCATATCGGGCCTCGTTTTTAGGGGGTAATTATTTACTTGGGGGTGTTTTTTGCCATTGCGTCCAACTGTGCCTGGGTTAGAGCACTTGGTGCTGACGATGCAGGAGATGAGGAGCCTGATCCTGGGGCTGTGTAGGCGTTTGCAAACCCCACGCCAGAATCTAGACCTACGCGTGTTCCGTTGCGTATCCTATCTTGGATCATTTCTATATTCTGTCTACGAGCAGTTAGCCACGCAATCCAGACCGATTCCTGCTGTCCCATGTTAGGAATACCCTGCTGGAACAAAGCCATTTCGGCGTTACTAATTGCACCTTTAGTCATTGCAGTCTTAAGTAGCGTATCGTTGACAATAATGTCTTTCAGGCTAAGTACGAAGGCTGCTCGTTCTGGGTCTGGGGGAGCGCCAAAAGGGAGAGGTAAGCCAGTGCTGTCCTTAAATGCTTGGTAGCTAGAATCTATAGGACCAGTTACGGTGTCCCCATATTTAATGAAGCCTGCGAGCGCACTGTCAAACTTTGACTTGGTGTTATCCATAGCTCGCATTTGTTCCAGCTGATCAAGAGCGGCTGAGGAAGTCTTCAACTTCGCCATCCTGGCAATTTCGTTTTCTTCGAGCTGCTGGTTCTGCTTCCGCTCGATGCCCGCTATCTCACCGACCGTGGTGCCCATGGCACCAACTTGGGCCATGCCACCTTTGGCGCCTGCGTTCATGATGTTGCCACCGTAGCGTCCCATTTTCTCGCCGAAGCTCATCTCATATCTTGAAAGAGCAGGCGGGGGTACAGCGGGATCTGCGACTGTCTCTACGTCAGGTTTGACCTCAAGAATCGGGGCTGGAACGGCTGCGTTAGGGTCTGCTTGCTCTGGCTCTGGCTTAGGTGCCAGGACAGGGGCTGGTCCAATGGTAGATGGAGTGTAGTTAGCTGGGTTAAAGTTATCTTGGAACTGCTGCTGAAGCCTTGGGTCAACTAGGTCTCCATTACTGTCGTACTCAGGACTCGACAGTAATCCCTGCTGGGAATTGTTGAACGGGAGATTGTCAAAGTAAATAGTCCCTGTTCGGGGGTCAGTATAGGAATTCACAGGAGTTTTCCCGCTATTTTGGCCATACATTTGATTTAAATAGCTCATGTCTAACCACCTCCTGCTTGTGCCATCTTGAGTGCGTAGGCTTTTGAGCCATCCAAATCGTTGCCCATTCCATAACCCGATTGAAACCCGCCAATGGTACTCATTACAGTATTTGGCTTTTCTACGGCATCGATGGAGCTGCTGGTATAGTCAGCATCTGAGAGAATGCCTTTTTTGTATTTGATGTTTTGGTCAAGAGCGAAATCGCGGTTTCGGTTAAAGTAATCGCGGTTGTCATTTAGGGCGCCCTGCTGAAAGTTTCTAAAATTATTCCCAGCACCGACCATCATTCCACCAGCTGAATTAATGCCATCCATGCCAGCGCCGAAGCCCTGGTAAAGACCAGCGTTGGCACTCATTGCATCGTTGAACTGGTTTTGCTGCATTCCCATGTGACGCTGCGCCTGATTATCGTAAATAGCAGCAGAAGTGTCAGCGTAGCGGTCTTGATAGCCCCGATTTGCGACTGCTTCAGCGATGCCTGCCCGGGACGAATTCATGTTGCCCTGACCACTAGCTTGGCGGTTTATGCCTGGGAGAGTCTGCTCATTAAGCTGACGGCTTTCGTCACGCATTGCCGCGTCAATTAGCGGCTGAGATGTTCCAAGTGCATACTCCTGGGCGGCACCCATACGGTCCTGACTACTTCGGTCATATAGATCCTGGTAGTTGTTGGCAAAGCCAGCAGACGCATTGGCCATATCAAAGGAATTTGATCCCTGAGCCATCCCGGCATTACCCATGAAATTATTACCCGCAGTGGCAAAGGGGTCCATGTCGGCATAAGTTTTACCACCGTAAGTACCTGCTTCCAGGGAACTATTGAGAGCCGCTTCCGAGCGATCATAAGAACGCTGGATGTAGGGCTCTGAGAAGTTGTACGACTTCATCTCATTGTCGCGCTGCTCTTGGATTGCTGCGCGTTGTTCTTTAGCTGATTTTCTGCCTTGGATTGCGCCGGTAATTGCTAAGGCGGGTGCTATAGCTTGTGACATGGTTAAACCTCGTTTTAAATATTATCGATGATGTAAATGTCTCGCTTAATGTGATCGCTACATTCCGTATGCGTGAGTAGTTCAAAACCCATCATCTTTAGAAATTTGAAATGCTTTTTGCTGCCCATGTGGACAGCGATAAGGGGACTTTGTCTGAGTGACAAAAGAAGAGAAAGGTCAGCCTGGAGCTGCTTTTTTATTTCTCGGTTATAACTATGAACATCACAGTGGATTATTGTATGGTCACCACTTGCCTCGAAGGAAACTGTGTATTCGTTACGCTCCATCACGACTGTTCGCATATATGGAGCCCTCTCACGTTAGCTAGGGGAGGTTGGCCAGACTATATCGTTTATCGATACACAATCGGCGTTGTCGCCCGGAACATTTCGCAGTGCCTGGCGGTAGTTGATCCAAGCAGTCTTAACTCCAGCGTTAAAATTGACATCTGACATTTGAGTCCAGTCAGACTGTCCAAGTTTTAGGTCGCGCTCATAGCGCACATGAACCCAAAATCTTTCGGAGTTAAAGGACCAGGCATTGTCGACCCAGTCTTGCCACTGATTTACTCTAGCCTGCCTGTCTAGCCACTCTCCGTCAGAGAAGTATTTAGTGTTCATCAAGTCTTGAGCATCAGCCGCTGTCGCTACAGCTTTTGCTGTCAGGCCGTTGTAAACTTGGCCGTCAACATAATCAGAATCAGCACCCATCGACATCACATGCTGTACTTCGCCATTGGCTGCAACAAACGCATATTGAACTGCCATTTGATATCCTCCTAGTTCGGATCGTAGACAAGCATATATGTGAAGGTTCCGGTTCCGGTGGCTGAACTACCGCCCGAACCCCCTTGGATGAACTTATGCTCAACGACAATATAGGGAGTACTGGCCGCATTGAAAAAATGATAGCCGTTTGTGAAAGTCCAAGACTGGGAGTTCACAGGGAACC